GTGCCAGGAACTGTAATTCCAAAGTCGCCTGGTTCTGCTGGGTTACAGCCAATAGCAACTGCTGGTAGATTTGATGTCGCTGATCTTGTGTTAAATGATATGCGTAATAATATCAAAAGAGCATTGTATAATGATATGCTTGGTGATCCAAACAGAACACCAGCTAGTGCTACAGAGATTGCTGAAAGAATGGCTGATCTATCAAGACGCATAGGTTCTGCTTTTGGTCGATTACAAGCTGAACTTGTAACACCAGTATTACAAAGAGTTGTACATATACTCAAAAAACAAGGTCGTATTCAGATACCTACAATCAATGGAAGAGAAGTAAAAGTAAGGTCTGTATCTCCATTAGCACAAGCACAGGCACAACAGGATATAGTTTCCGTCGACAGATTTTTAGAATTAGTTGGTGGTAGATTTGGACCACAGATGATTAACTTGTTAATAGACAGTGAAGAAACATCTATACATCTAGCAAGGAAGTTTGGTGTTCCTGATAACCTGATAAGAGATAAAGCAAGTCGTGAAGAAATAATTAGAATGACAGCACAGCTTGCTCAACAGCAACAACAACAACCTATGATGGAGCAAGAAGAATGATAAAAAAAATTAAAACACCAAAAAAATCTACAAAGAAAAATGTTTTATTTTCAAAGCCATCACCTGATCCAACTTATAGTGGCGAGGGTATTGTTATAGGAAAACCAACAGACTTTTTGGGTAGTCAACATCCTGTAACTAAGTTTATGAAAAACATTTTTGGTTCTGGTCAAAGTGTTAATACAAGTGAAAGTCTTACTGCTGGACCTAAAGGATTTACAAAAAGAAAAAGATAAATGGCGACTCCAGCTTGGCAAAGAAAAGAAGGTAAGAACCCTGAGGGTGGATTAAATGCAAAAGGTCGTGCTTCCTACAATGCCAAAGGTGGTAATCTTAAACCACCAGTATCAAGAGAACAAGCTAAGAAAAGTCCAAAGTCTGCAAAACGTAGAAAGAGTTTTTGTGCTAGGATGCGTGGTATGAAAAGAAAATTAACTTCTGCTAAAACAGCAAACGATCCCAATAGCAGAATTAATAAGTCACTTCGTAAATGGGATTGTTAAGGAGATAAACTATGCCAATGGGAAAAGGAACATATGGTTCACAAAAAGGTAGACCATCAAAAAATCAAATGCTAAGTGGTAAACAAAAGAACTTACCTGAAGCATTAAAGAAAAAGATTATGGCTTCAAAGATGAAGAAGAAGAAAAATGGCAGTAAATGAAGCTGGCAACTATACCAAGCCAGCAATGCGTAAAAGAATATTTGCAAGAATAAAGGCTGGTGGCAAAGGTGGAAAGCCTGGTCAATGGTCTGCTCGTAAAGCACAAATGTTAGCATTAGCATATAAGAAAGCTGGTGGTGGCTATACCTCATGAAGAAACCTCAACGATCCTTAGTTGCATGGACTAAACAGAAATGGCGAACCAAAAGTGGTAAGCCGTCGACACAAGGTAAAGATGCAACTGGAGAAAGATATTTACCTTCCTCTGCAATTAGTGCATTATCTGATGAAGAGTACGCAAGGTCAACTAAAGCAAAACGTCGTGCCATAAAAAAAGGCAAACAGTTTTCTAGGCAACCTAAAAGTGTAGCAGATAAAACTAAATCGCATAGGAAGTTTACATGACAAATATCGGTATTGATGGATTTAACAGATCAAAAGAAAATGATGAAATGATTTCAGATGCTGTTGGTAGTTGTTTTTCAACACCAATGGGTCAAGAAGTCTTGAAATATCTTAAAAGTATAACTATAGAAATGGTAGCTGGACCTGATATAACTGACGCAAAGTTACGTCACCTTGAGGGTCAGCGATATATTGTAGGGATAATTGAACGTAGAATTGTTCATAATCATGGAGTAAAGAATGGAAGAAGCGACACAGACAGTAGTAGACGAACAGACGGACTCTTCACCAAGCCAAGAAGTGGAGCAAACAAGACCTGAATGGTTACCTGAAAAGTTTGAAACACCTGAAAGTTTAGTTCAAAGTTATAGTGAATTAGAAAGTAAGATTGGTCAAAAAGATGAAACTGTAAGAGATCAGTTCCTACAAGAACTTGAACAAGAGTTTTATAATGGTAGACCAGCATCAGTTGGTGATTACAAAATACCTGAAAGCATTGATGAAGAACTAGCCCAAGATAATGAAATGTTTAATTGGTGGGCTAATGAAGCATTTGAAAATGGTTATTCACAAGAAGAGTTTGAAGCTGGTATAGAAAAATTTTCTGAGTTTATGAATAGTATGCAACCTGACATTGAAGCTGAGAAAGCAAAGTTAGGTGATAATGCTCAAGCAAGACTTGATGCAGTAACTTTGTGGACACAGAATAACTTTACTGAAGAAGAGTTTGGTGCAATACAAAACCTTGCTTCAACTGCTGAAGGCATTGGTGTTCTTGAAAAGATAATGGAGATGCAAAAGAACAGTAGTCTTAGTGGTCATGCAACTCAACCAGCTACATTAAATCAAGATGACTTAGATGAAATGATGCGTGATCCTAGATATTGGAAGCCTGGTGAAAGAGATCAAAACTTTGTCAATAAAGTAACTGATGGTTTCAATAAACTGTATGGTTCGTAACTATACAGCTACGATAGGAAGAATTGATATTGTTTCTTCAACAAGTGAAGATGCAAAGTATCTACAAGAAAATCTAAGACCAGAGGATGTTCGTGAATGTATCATTCATGGTGTTTCACCTAATCGTGCATTACATATGCCACTAGTCGATAAAGGCTGTAAAACATTTACAGCACTTGTCGACGACATTCCTATATGTATGTTTGGTACAATGCAGTATTCAAACAATAGTAGCTTTGCTTCTATATGGTTACTTGGCAGTAAAGATATTGAGAAAAACTATTTTAGTTTTTTAAAAGCATCAAAAGAGATTATTGAACTTTTACAAAATGATTATGAGGTATTAGAAAATGTTGTACCATCAGATCATAAAAGAACAATAACTTGGTTAGCTTGGCTTGGGTTTAGTTTTTATTCTGTACCAGTATATGTAAATAGTTTTGAGTGTTTACGTTTTGTGCGTTGTCAAGAGGGTTTAGAAATGCCAATGCTTAATTCGTAATGACCCAATCTATGCTGAAAGACCTTTTTAAAGACAATCTTAATGAAGCTGAAAGTTGGACAATCATCTGCAAACTGATAAATTTTAACTTTTTAAAGGAGACAATCAATGGCTAATACTATTGATACTGCTTTTATTAGACAGTTTGAATCTGAAGTACACTTAGCATATCAACGTATGGGTTCTAAATTAAGGAACACTGTGCGTACTGTTGCTAATGTGAGAGGAAGCACAGTTCGCTTTCAGAAGATTGGTAAAGGTTCAGCTTCTACTAAAAGTAGAAATGGTCAAATCACACCTATGGAATTGACCCACACAACTGTTGATGTAACAATGGAAGATCATTATGCCGCTGAATACATTGACAAGTTGGATGAAATTAAAACTAATATAGATGAACGTCAGGCAATCGCTAAGTCTGAAGCTGGTGCTTTAGGTAGAAAGACTGACGAAATATTAATCACTGCTATGGATAGTGGTGCTAACTCTACTCAAATTCATGACACAAGTTCTGCTATTGAAAAAGCAGATGTGTTAGCATTGTTTGAGCAGTTTGGTGTTGCTGACATTCCAGAAGATGGTGGTCGATATGTAGCAATGAACCCAAAGGGATTTGCTGATCTATATGCAATCAATGAGTTTGCTAGTGCAGACTTTGTTGGTGAAGCTAACTTACCTTTTGCTGGTGGAATGACAGCTAAGAACTTCTTAGGTTTTATGTTCTTTTCTTCTTCTTCAGTAACTGCTGGTAAGAATATGGCTTATCACACTTCTGCTGTAGGACTAGGTATTGGTGCCGACGTCACAACAGAATTAAATTACATACCTGAAAGGGTATCTCACCTTGCAACGTCTATGATGTCAATGGGTGCTGTTGTTATTGATGACAATGGTGTCTATGAGTTCTTAGACAATAACACTTAGGAGGTAGATCATGGCTTATAGTGCAAGTGGATTACACCGAATAGGTGGTGCTAGTGGAGTAAATCTTTGGATTTATCAAACCACAGATGCAATCGCAGCTGTTAACAGTGCTGGTTATTTTAATAACTCTGCTAATATGTTGAACGTAAGGGACTTAGTTATTGTTATGGATACTAATACTCCAACAACACATTTCTGTACCGTGCTTTCAAACACTGGCACAGTAGTTGACGTTTCAGACGGAACTGCTGTTGCAGAAACAGATGGCGACTAAATAACATGAGTCAATCAACATCAGCGACATCTCCTATCGATATATGTACTCGGTCACTGGTGTTGATTGGCGCACAACCAATTACTTCTTTTAGTGATGGATCAAACGAAGCATTAGTTGCTGTTAATCTTTATGAAGATACTATTCAAGCTAGTCTTGTAAATACAAGATGGAGATTTGCAGTAAACCAAGCAATAGGTAACAGACTATCAGATGAACCAACTGGTAGATATAATTCAGCTTACCAAATACCTTCTGACTCATTAATGATAAATGCTGTTACAGTAAATGATAGAAATATTGACTATCAGATTTATGGTAACTTTATCTTCAATGATGCAAGTGTTAATGATGTCGTCGTCATAGATTATAACTTTAGACAATTAGAAGCTAAGTTCCCAGCATACTTTGTACAAGCTGTCGTCTATGAACTGGCTGGACACTTTGCATTAGCACTAGCAAGAAATGATAGTATGTCTAATAATATGTTTGAGAAAGCAAGGTTCTTTATGCAGAAAGCAAGAACACTTGATAGCCAACAGCAGACAACTCTTAGACTTTCTACTAATCGTTTTGTTACATCAAGAAGGACAACTGGTACACTATCGAGTAATGTCTAATGGCTCGTATTCGTGTACCTCTCAACAACTTTGAAAGAGGTGAAGTTTCACCATCAATGACATCAAGAACTGATTTGAATGTATATGTTCAATCAGCAGAGAAGTGTAGAAACTTTTTTCTTATGGCAGAGGGTGGAGTTAAACGTAGACCAGGCACAGAGTTTATTCACAAGTTTACTACTATTACAGTAGACAATGCAAAAAGATTACAAGTAAAGATAGAACCATTTTTATTTTCTGACGACGAAAGATACATTGTAGCATTTAGTGCTGGCAGATGTGACTTCTTTCGTATAGTTGCATCAACTGGTGCAATATCTCATATCCAAGCATTAACAGCAGATACAGATGGTACTACATTGCCGTGGACTGTTGATACAATAGAACATCAAACTATTGCACAGTCTGCTGATAATATGTTTGTTGCTCATAGTTCTCACATACAAATGAGAATAATAAGAACTGGACTTACAACATTTGAAGCAAGAAAGTTTGCATTTGATGAATCAACAGCTAGTGATGAAAAATTCCAACCATATTTTACATTTCAAGAAAGTGGTGTAACTCTTACTCCTCAAGCTACTTCTGGTACAGATAAAACAATGACAACATCTTCTGCTTATTGGGAAAGTGGTCATG